TGCATAAACATCGGAAGAAGTAAATTCCTCAGGATGTTCTTCCATGGCTTCTTTAAAATCCTCATCCATCTTTTTTATTAAAGCCATATAATGCTCAAATTTTTGATGTAGGGAAAATTGCTTTGCCTTAAATTTACGGGCTGTCTCGCTGGCAAGATAAAAGAACAGATGTCTTTTCATCCTCATCTTGACCCAGAATTCTTTAAAGTCCGTAGTGAAGGTTGACCAACCCGTTTCTCTCTTGGCATCTGCCAACGAATTGGTATAATCCTCATCCTCTAAATAATTAGCCAGAGAACGGACCTCTTCTGAAACAAGAGTTTTCATTTCATCATCTGTTGCCATTTACTTAGCCTTTCTTACTAATCTCGATTTCTTCTTAGGAGGAACGGTTTTGGGTTTCTCGAGTTCCTCCTTTGCCTTTTCCTCAGGTGTGGGTATTTCCGGCATAGGAGCCGTCTCCACTGGTTTTGGTACTTCTTTAGGATACCTTTCGAGAATCTCAAAAATTGGAGGTTTTCTCTTCTCCATTCTCTTCAATTCAATAGTTATGTTAGGAGGGAACGGTCTGATTGCTTTATCAAAAACCGTTCCTCCTAACCATTTGGTTTGTTTCCCTTCATTGTCCGTGCCCTTTAAGGTAACAAGTAATTTGACCTTTTTAATCTCTTCGATGTTCATCGATTGACCTCCTTACGTTAAGGTAACTCAGGTTCCAACTCCACAACGATAACAGGATTTTTAATCTCCGTAGTAGGTGTGGCTGTCCTAACCAACACAAGATCCGCAGAAATAACATCTCCTGCCTCATAAGTGTTTGCATCTGTATCCACAACAGCTTGAGCAATTCCTGTATCTCCTGTAATTTTAGTGGTTTTGTGCTGAGCGGCTTCACCACTCACATGAGTGATTGAAGGTTTAGTTGTTAAACAGGTAACACTATTGATAAAAACTTCCCCAGTTACTTGTAAGGCATGACTGTCGTCCTTACCACTGGATTCTACACTTAGAAACACATTGGCAATGACGCCAGCAGTTTTTGGACAACCAATAGGCGTTCCAATAATGCTGGCTGTCATTTCGCCAGAGGTTCCAAGTCCAAAAGATTGGGAGGCAGCAAATTCAACTTGCTTGCTAAAGGCCGGACTGGGTTTGGGTCCTAAATCCCTCATAATAGCCACCTCCTTATGATGTTACGGTCAAAATGTAGATGCAATCCTCATTGTAAAGAACAGGAAGTCCTCTGTTCTCACACATGATGAACACACCTGCAGGATCACGAACGGGCCAGCTGTCCAACTGTTTTCCATATTGACGATTTGCACCGTTCATACTATACGGCACATAGGCCATTTCCGCAATTTTTTGACCTTCCAATTGAGAAGCGAACATAATGAACTTGTCTGTGGGCAAGAACTTCTTGGTCATATAAACCAGATCTTCATTTGCTTTATATGAAGTAGAAGGTGCCGTGGACACAGTGATGGTACCGGAATCAGTATTCACTGCCGAGATGGTTTCAGCCTCTGTGGTTTTCGCTGAAACATCATAAAAGGTCAAAGTGCCGCCCACTTCAAAATCGATTGTGTCATCCACATAAATGGTTGTTGACGAATCCGCTGTTACTGCGGCGGTAAGGTTTGCTCGAATCTGATACTGCTCATCGTACAGCACCATATTATTAATATTGAGCAAACTTCCGAGGACAGGTACGGGATTGGTAAATAGATCCCCTTGTCCAAATGCCGATTTAGCCAGCAAAGTTTGAATGCCGGAATCAAAGATCATTAACTTCAAGATCTCTGTGGTAAACAAGGCATAATCAATTTTAGCTCCGCAAGAATTGGAGAGCGTAAGCTGGGCATCAAAAATATCTTCCAGAATATTCCTGGAATTGCCCGTATCCCATTCTCGAGTGGTGTCGCAGGACACAATGTTATCCGTTGGAATACCATAATCAACGGTCTGTTTAGTACTATTGTAATCCAGATACTCAATTTCGCCTGCCGAAAAAATCTTGGAAAACATCCATTCAACCCGGCGATCAGACCGATTGCTTAACATACGGGACTCATTGGCGAGTCGTTTTTGGGCTCGGTAGTAAACATTTTTATTTCCGGGTTCCCTCAAATTGTTCAAAAAACCCTCACCGAGATACATTTTCTCCTTCCAACACGCCGCCTTTGCTTCGTGAGTGGCAACGCCTAAAGGAGCTACTCTGGGAGCCTTTGAATCTGGAGCAACAAAGGGAGTCAATCCTCTATTTCCAATTTGGCTTTCCCAATCAACTACGTCGGAATCCCACCTGTCCGATCCAAACAAATTTGTAAGAACCATACTGGGCGGAGACGTAAACCTGGTGATTAACTTTGTTAATCGTTTTAACCTGAGATCAGGTATATCTGCTTGAGACTGTGGCATATTAGTTTCACCTCCTTCCTTCCTTACTTCAGAATTACATATTTGCCATCATCCGAGGAGCTCAGATCCGTTGCCGCATCTGAACAGTACCCGGTCAATCTACCCTTGTAAAGTATGGCATGAGACAGAACAAGAGTTGCCTGGGCGCCTTTGGCATGCTCTCCTTCACCTGTATCTACTGAACTAAGCAAAATGCCCTTTGCACAGGTATAGGGATCAGATGTAGCAGTTTGGTGCCAAACTGCTGCACCTTTTGCCACTGTAGCCGCTGCCGCATTGTTGGTTACGGTTAATACTGCAATATGAGAATAGGTGGTTCTATCAATTGCGGTAATTGCACCAAGATCCGTAGCAGTTCCGTCCGAGTCTGTGGACGCCAAATGGTCACCTACTGCAAAACGGTAACTATCTGACATTGTAACAGAAACACTCTTAGCAACTGCGAGATCGTCCGTAACATAGGTTAAACCTGGGTAAGAATTTTGGTATCCTGCTCCAGGGAAATTGCCTTCTTCAATCGTATAAGGCACATAATAACCTGAACGGTTGGTGCTTTCTGTTATGATCCCCATCACAGTTCCTGCTTTAAGTACACCAAAGCCGCCTATGATGGAAATCGGTTTGGTCAAAGCAAGATTCTGATCAGAGTAAAAAATACTCTTGTAATCTTCCTGACCTCCCCTTACAACATATGGGGTGTCCCCGTAAACGAGAACACTCGATAAAGCGAGCAGATTCATAGAGATTTCACCTCCTTTTATATAGAATTATGTTTGATCGTTTTTGTTTTCTGGGGCCTGTCCTGCCATTTTGAGCATTTTCTCTACGGCCTCATCATCTTCCTTGTCCATTTCCTGCTCAGCAAGCTCCTCAGCAGAGAGATCCTTCTCATCTCTGTTTGTAGCCCCAAGGCCTAAGACGGATTTGGTTACCCCAATTTCCTCAAAGTCCTTAATTTCTTTGTCAACGAGCTCCCCAAAAGCCTCTGTATCCAGGGAATCCTCTTTCACAAACTTATTGTGATTAAGAAGCCCACGAATCTTGGGATAAAGACGTTCCGGAATGTCCGTTGCGGCCAGTTTCATCGAAACTATATGATCCGCCTCAGATTTAATTTCTTTTTCAGTCCGGATAAGATCCTTTTTCTCAAGGTTAGCGAGTCTGTCTTCCTTCTCTTCGTTGTCCTTTGTAAGTTTTGAAATTTTATTCTCATACTCGCTTTTTTCATGGTCGAATTTGGAAGTCAGGTCGTCCGTGATCTGCTGGGCAAACTGGTCCATTAGATCAGAATACTTGTCTTGGAGTTCTTGAACGGTTTTCGGCATTTCTTTCACCTCCTTCTCATTTAAAGAATTATCTTCACTAAAATTTTCGATGGTATCTTTGGCATCACCCCCCATTTCTTCAAACTCTACTTCCTCATTTTCTGTTTTTGAAAAAGCCGATGCGTTTGTTTGATTATCCCAACCAAAAACACAAGCGGACGCCTCTTTAAATATTGATTTCCTCCAAATAGTTCCTGGCCCCTTCATAGTAAACCCATTTACATCTGCTGACTCGTCCTTCATAAGTCGCTGAATCAATGTAGGTTTGGCATACATACTTGCCTGATAAGGGAACCCCTCTCCTGACAGCTTTATAAACTCATCTGCGGCTTCCGTACTAACAAAATGAGTCTTTTCAGGTTTCAGATCAATTTTACCATCAGATATATCAGGTTTGCCATTGTGAAAGCCTATCTTTCTGCTCTCTAAATGATTTTCAAGAACAGGAAACTTAGTGGCTGGAAACGACATACCTTCCAAATCAACAGCAAGGTCCCCCCAATACCAATGACCTTTAATAATTTTACCACTATAAACGGTCATTCTCATGGAAGCTTTCTTTAACGCTTCATCGTCCACTTCCGCAAAAGCATGACAATCATGATCAACAAACCTCAATGCACCCTTTGGAATCTCTTTAATCCTATTGTGTGGCATTTTTCGTTCCCCCTTATCTTCTGAAAACTGTGAATT